GCTGGACATCGGCACCGGTGGTAGCGCCATCATGGTCGGCAGCGCCAGCGGCCCCAACGGGTCGGCAGCGCTGCCGACGACGCTGCTCGGCCGGCCGATCCGCTGGACCCGCAAGACCCCGGGCACGCTCGGCACCCAGGGTGACATCTCGCTGGTCAACCCCAAGGCATACCTCATCGGTGACACGATGGAGATGCGCATCGACTCCAGCGAACACGTTTCTTTCTGGACCGACAAGACCGGGTTCCGTGTCATCCTGCGCACCGACGGCCAGCCGCAGCTGATCTCGCCGTTGACGCCGGAGAACGGCGGCCCGACGCTTTCAAGTTATGTGCAATTGGAGACGCGTTAGTCACGCCGTTATGCTAGGTGAGTGAGCGGAAGTAGATCATGCCTCAGCGGCTGCACGTGCAAGAAGCATCAGACGCGCGAGTGCGCGGCTGGGTGCACATGCAGCCGCCACCGGCACGCCTGGAAAACCAAACCCTGCCGGTTGGGGTGCACGTGCGCACGACACGAGACACAGCGATGCGCACCGGGATGCACGTGTGGTCGGCACAAGCCAGCGCACAACCGGATGGCCAACGGCGAAGCGCTCCAGAGAAAACGTGCTACTGGGCGCGAGTACATGAAGCTGCGCCGGTTGGCGGATCCGGAGTGGGCCCGTCAGATGGCACGCAACAACTACAAGAAGAACGGTCGAAAGCACAATCTGAAGTACAAGTTCAGCTTGACACCGGAGCGGCTTGCCCAGATGCGCGCCGACCAGAACAACCGGTGTTATCTCTGCGAGGATCCACTACCCAGCAGGTCGGACATCGATCACGATCATGTGTGCTGTCCGGGGCCCCGATCATGTGGTCGGTGTGTGCGCGGCATCGCGTGCGGCCCGTGCAATCGGGGGATCGCGAAATTCCGCGACGACCCAGAACGAATGCGCCGCGTGGCTGACAACCTGGAGAGGAAACTCATGGAGACCCGCTAAGACCCCGGGCCAGCGGCGAGCGACCGTCAAACATCCCCCGACGATCCCGCTCCCGCACGGCCGCTGGCCCGGACCTGTCCTCGCTCGCTGACCGGCTCTGCCGGGCGGACGGCGACCCGTTCGAGTCGGGTCGAGGACACGCTACGGCCGAGATCAGAGCAGCAGAGCTACTGATCGGTAGGCCAGAACTCCCAGGAAGGGAGAGCAAAATGGAGGCACTCGGACGGCTGTTCGACATCGGCACGGGGTGGGCCCCGGTCGATCTCGACACCGCCAATGGGGCAACCGGCAAGCGCATCGCGCTCATGGGTGGCCGGGCCATCACGTTCGTCGTGTCCCTCGCCGTCGGCGCCGTTGACGACGTGGTGCTCGACGTCCAGCAGCACACCGCCTACACCGGTGGCACGTCGAACGACTTGGACTCGGCCGCGGTCGCCGACTCGAATGGTCCAGACCACTGGTACATCAAGTCCGAAGCGCTGTTGGACAACGATGAGCAGTGGGTCAAGGTCACCCAGGCCGCCGCGTCGGAGATCACGTTGACCGGCGCGACCTACGGCGACAAGCAGAACATCGTCGTCATCGAGATCGACGCCAAGTCGCTCGGGGCGGGGTACACCCACGTCAGCCTCAACGCGTCGACGACCACGTCAACCGCGCACCTGGGCACGTGCCTCTACTTCGTGCACGAGCTGCGGTACCAGCGCGCACCGGTGCGGCTTCAGAACCTGCTTCGGCCCGGGGCGGCGAACGCATGACCGTCGTGAGCGACCCGGTCGCGTTCCGCAGGTCCGTCTTCGGCAACGGACCGGTCAGCAAGTCCACGGGCACGCTGGCCGCCACCACGGTCGACCTGTTCGTTGTCGCCGGTGGCGAGGTGATGATCACGGCCCTGTGGGGCAAGGTCACCACCGCGATCACCGTGGCCAACAGCTACAAGCTTCAGGTCGCGCCGACCACCGGAGCGACGCAGGACCTGTGCGCGGCCACCGACATCGGCACCACCGACACCGTGGCCGGCACGCTGCTCACCTTCGGGCTGGACACCACGACGGCGCCACGCAAGCTGATGTCCATCGGCTACAGCCAGGCCCTGGTCAACGTGCCGATCACCGTCGGCAAGATCCAGTCCGTCTCGGCCGGCACCGACGGCGTGATCGTGTGGGCCTGCACGTGGGTGCCGCTGACCGACGGCGCGACGCTGGTCGCCGCGTAACCGGAAAGGAGACTGACCAATGGAACTGACTCAGCAGGACTTCGAGGAGCGGCTGTCCCGCGCGGCCGACGGCGACGCCACCGATGAGGACCGGCGCCTGATCAAGCACTACCGCGATCAGGGCTACCAGCACCGCGACGAACCGGCCGACGGCTCATGGCTCGCCAGCCAGCAGCAGACGCCGGTCAACAACGAGACTCCAGACGAATCGGACAACGACTCGTACGCGTCGATGGAGTACCGCGACCTTCAGTCGCTGACTCGGCAGCGCGGGCTCAACGCCGGTGGCTCGGCCACCGACCTGATCAAACGTCTGCGCGAGAACGACGAGAAGACCAAGCCCAAGGAGTAAGTCGTGCCGAACGGTTGGGATCAGCTGCTCAACATCTTCCGACTCGCCGTGCTCGAACAGGCGGAAGCTGACTCCCGACCGCCGGTCGCCTGCCCCAACGACGGCGAGCCGCTCATCGAAGACCCAGACGGCCGGTTGCACTGCCCGTTTGATGGCTGGATCTGGGACGGCCTACCCATCCGTTACTGAGGAGTAACACATGACCGACACCGAACACGATCCGGAGCACGTCGACCCACCGACCGACGAACCCGCCGAGGCGCCGAGTCCCGTCGCCGAGCGGGACTCGAATCCCAGCAACGCGGCCACCTGCGACGAGTGCACCACGCCCTACCCGCTTGATCTGCCGCAATGCCCGAACTGCGGCCTGGTCAACGAGCAGCGCGCCGCGCACCTCGCCGGCGGCACACCGGGCATCACCGAGACCGAGCGCGCTCGGCTGGCCGGCGATGCGGTGCGCCAGGCCGCACCCGTGGTGCGCGCTGCTGAGAACAACACGGCGGAGAACACCGGGCCCCGCGCGACGGTCAAGCGCGCCGACCGGAAGACCGGCGGGGAATAATCCGATGGCCGGGGTCTGGTACGCCACACGCGAACAGGTGAAGGCGTCCGTCGACATCAAGAACTCGTTGCGCGCCAACGAGCAGGTCGGCCGCGCCATCTCCGACGCGTCGCGGTCGGTGGAGCGGATGTGCCGACGCGTCTTCCACCCGCGCTACGTCACCCGGCGCTGGTGCTCGCCGACCGCCGACTCACCCACCCCCGGTGTGCTGTGGCTCGGCGGCGAGTCCGAGATGATCGAGCTGATCGACTTCGCATCCGGCGGGCAGTCGGCCGACCTCGCGGACATCACGCTGGAGCCGACGACCGGGCCGCCGTACACGCGACTCGAGTTCACCGGCGCCCGGTCGTCGGAGGGCACCTACCGTGCCAAGCTCGGCTACAGCGATGACCAGACCCCGGCCGGCACGATCAGCACACCGAGCGGCATCAGCTCGATGGATACCCAGCTCGACGTCTCCGACGGCAGCATCGTCGGTGTCGGACACCTGCTGTCCTGCGACACCGAGCGGATGATCGTGACCGCGAAGACGACGCAGAACACCGGGCTCACGCTCGCCGTCGACCTCGCCGAGAAGATGAACGCGGTCACCGTCGAGCTCTCCGGCACCGCGCAGGCGCCGAACCCCGGTGAGATGATCCTGATCGGCGGTGAGCGGATGTTGGTGCAGGACCGCACCGGCACCACGGCCTACGTCACCCGGCAAGTCGACGGCACGGTACTCATGGCGCACACCGTCGGCACGGTGGTCTACGCCTACCGGACACTGACCGTCGAGCGCGCGGCAGTCGGCACCACTGCGATTATTCACCCCCAGGGGTCCGAGCTGACCGCCTACGTACCGCCCTCCTCGATCAACGGGCTGGTCGTCGCCGAGGCGCTCAACCAGATTGCGCAGGAGCACAGCGCCTACGCCCGGGTGATCGGTTCCGGCGAAAATCAGCGCGAGGCACGCGGCGCCGGCCTGGCCGACAAACGCAAACGGGTGCGCACCGAGTTCGGTCGACGCGTCCGGATGGGGGCCATCTAATGTCGCCAGTCAAGGTCACCGTCTCCGGGCCGCTGTTCGAACCCGGCGCCGAGCAGGTGCTGACCGACATGCGTGACGACCTCGCCGAACGCATGGTCACCGAGGCACACCGTCGGGTGCTCAACGTGCTCGACGCGTCGCTCAAGCACCCCACCGGCTACTACCGCAGGCACATCACCCGCTACGGACCCGTGGGCGGTCAGGGGCGGGTGCACGACCAGCAGGTCATCTACGGCCCGTGGCTCAACGGCACTGGTAGTCGTAACAGGACCACCAGATTCAAGGGCTACGGCCACTTCAAGCGGACCGAGCAGGAACTCAGGCGTGCCGCGAAACCACTCGGCAACCAGGTCGTCGCCGATCACCTGCACAAACTGGGGGGCTGACCCGTGAACCTGCTCTACCTGATCATGTACATCCTGGCGCTGCTGTGCTTCCTGCTCGGCACCATCGGACACCCGCGACTGCCGTGCATCCGACTGGTCGCACTCGGGCTGGTGTTCTTCACCGCGGCACCCGTGGTGCAGTTCGCGACGCTGGTGCTCTCCGGTGGCTGACGACCTGCTGGCGCCGATCATCGTGCTGGCCGTCGACCGGCTGAAGTCCACTGCGGCGGCCAGCGGCTTTTTCGACTCGGTGATTTCCCACGAGCCCAAGAGCAACCCGGGCCCCGGTCTGACGTTCGCCACATGGATTGTCGACATCCGGCCGATCGCGCTGGCGTCCGGGCTGGCCGCCACCACGGCGCGGATGCCGATGATGTGCCGCATCTACCTGCCGATGCTCGCCGACCCCCAGGACACCATCGACACCCGGGTCGCGGTGGCCGGCAGTTACATGCTGACCCAGCTCACCGGTGACTTCGTGCTCGACGGCACCGACGCATGGGTCGATCTGCTCGGCGCGCACGGCGACCCATGCGCGATGCAACTCGGCTATGTCAACGAGCTGGACGATGCCGAGTTCCGGATCGGCGACATCGTCGTTCCGTTCATCTGCCCCGATGTGTTCGCCCAGGAGGCATGATCATGGCCAAGTCAGACGGCATGGGGATGAAGCTCTACGTCGACGGCTACGACATCTCCGGCGACCACCAGTCCTTCGTGATGCGCGGCGGGCCCGCGGTCATCGAAACGACCGGCGTCGACGTCAAAGCCTACGAGCGCATCGGCGGCCGCCGAGACGGCGCCATCGATGCCGTGACCTACTTCAACCCGGAGACCATCGGCGGTGGCGGCACGGCCGACCGGGCGCACCTGGTGTACCGGGCGCTGCCGCTCACCGACCGGATGGTCACCGTGCTGCACCCGGATTCCGGCGAGGCATGGAGCCTGGTCGCCAAGCAGGGCGGCTACGACCCGACCGTGGCCGCCGACGGCGCGATCACCTGCCAGGTCAACAGCCAGTCCAACGGCTACGGCCTGGAGGTCGGCAAGCTGATCACCAGCGCCAAGCAGACGCTCACCGGGGCGGGCAGCGTGGCCGGCGTCGACTTCGGTGCGGGTGCGTCCTTCGGTGCGCAGTTCCACCTGCAGGTGTTCGCCTTCACCGGTACCAGCGCCACGATCAAGATCCAGCAGTCCAGCGACAACGCCGTGGGCGACGCCTACGCCGACGTCACCGGTGGTGCGTTCACCGCGGTCACCGCACGAACGACGCAGCGGCTGGAGACGGCGCGCACCCAGGCCGTCGAGCAGTGGCTGCGCACCACCGTAACCGGCACGTTCACCAACCTGGTGTTCGCGGTCACCGGCGAGATCAATCTCATCGACACCAGGTTCTAGGAGGCGCGATGTTCGCGCAGAAGATCAACCGCGTGATGCCGAAGCTTCCCGTCACCGCGATGCGCACCCACGCGATCAGCGCTCCACTCAAGACCCACTTCCGGCCGGCGACGTGCGAGGAGATCGGCTGCCTGGCGTTCCACCACGGCTGGTCGTTCGACACCGCTGGCCGCAACGAGGACACGATCGCGCTGGCGCGGCTGTCCGGGCGCCGGTACCACGTCGAGCGCGACGAGACGACCGGCGCCGAGGTCTTCCACTTCGACGCGGGACAGCCCTGCTTCAAGGCCAGCGGCCACCGGATGCGCGTCGACCGGCCCGAGCTGTACATCGTCCGAGACGGCGACTGGCGCGGCAACCCGACCGGCGTCGACTCGGTGGTCCAGTTCTCCGGCGCCGACGCATGGGCCGATTCGGCACACACACTGATGGAGAGGTGCACCAATGGCTAAGCAGTCAGCACTCGGTTGGACAACGTTCAGCGTCGACAACTCAGGCGGGTCCGCGCAGGACATCCGCAACGACATCACCAACTTCCAGCTGTCCACGCCGCGCGGCGTGCAGGACACCACCGGGCTGGACAAGTTTGCCAACGAGCGGATCCTGCTGCTGGCCGACCTCAGCGTCACGGTCAACACCGTGTTCAATCCGTCGGCCAACCGCGAGCACGCCGTGTTCCGCACCATCAGCTCATCGAGCGCGCAGCGCACCACGTCGCTGGAGATCGCGGCACAGACACTGGCGTCCGAGCTGCTCTACACCGACCGGCAGATGACCCGCGCGGCCGACGGCTCGTTCACGATGTCGATGCCGGGCGTGCTGGCAGATGGAACGGTCCCTACTTGGGGGCCGTAGCTCGAGCTACGTTACCTACTAACTAGTTAGGTGGTGGTCCGGGTGGGGTTTGACCAGCAGGATCGACGCAAGACCTACGAGCTGTCGTTCAAGCCGTACCCCGGACTGACCGTGTGGTGCCGCAAGCCCGGATTCCAGGCGCTGGAGGAGCTGGCCACCGCGCTGGCCGCACTTGGCGACGACCTCACCGGCGAGGAGCTGGCCACCGACGGAGAACGCATCCGTTGGTGGGGTGTCCTGTTCCGCGCGTTCGCCCGGTCGCTGCTGCGCTGGAACCTGCTCGACGGCCGCGTCGCCGTGCCGGTCACCGACGCGCTGGAGCAGGACCACGAGTTCCTGCTGGCGCTGGCACGCACCTGGTACATGGTCGTCGTGCTGAACCAGGAGGTCGACGAACCGGCGGCCGCGCCGAGGCACCCGGGCGCCGACGAAGAACTGCGCGCGGCGGTGCTCCGGGAACGCCAGCTCGCCGAGATCGCCGTCATCGACCACGATCCGGAAGACGACACGGTGGCGGCATGAGCGCAGCCAACGTCATCTCGATCGAGATCACCACCACCGATAAGGCCGGGCTGTCCAAGCTGGCCAAGGACGCGGTCAAGGCCGGCAAGGAGATCGAGGAAGGTCTCGGCAAGGGCATCGACGCGGCCGAGCGCAAGACCAAGCAGTCGGCCAATCAGATGTCGACGGCTTTCAAGGGTGCCATCAGCGGCATGACTCGCGAGCTCGACAAGCTGGAGCGAGGCGCGGCGCTGTCCGGCGAGGGCATGAGTGCCGAATACGCCGACGCGCTGGCCAAAGTCCGTGGCGACCTGGTCATGGTGAGCGCTGAGGCAGCCAAGACGGGCCGTAACTTCGATGAGGGACTCTCGGGTGCTCTGCGCTCCATCCAGCGAGGCATCGGCGACCTGAGACCCGAGATCAGCAAGATCGACAAGACGTTCGACCAGACCGCTCGGCAGGTCGGCCGCTACCTCTACCAGATCGAGCGTGACGCGTGGCAGTCCGGCAAGGGCATGGACGACGCGTTCACCACGGCGTCCCGCTCGATCCGCGACGACCTCAACAAGATCCGTGCCGAGGCCGCGAAGACCGGCGCCGACCTGTCGTCCGAGCTGGGCACCGCGCTCAAGAAGGTCAGCGCGCAGGCGGACCAGCTGCACAAGTCGATCAAGCCACCGGAGAAGGCCAAGAGTGGCGGCGGGGGTGGCATCCTCGGTGACCTGCTCGGCGATGCCGCATCGGTGAAGGGTGGTGCGCTCGCCGTCGGCACCGCGGCCGCGTCGTTCATCTGGAAGGGGCTCCAGGCCGAGTGGAAGGAGGACGCCGTCGGTGGCCTGCTGGCCGCGCAGACCGGTGCCACGCAGTCCGCGGCCGAAGGGCTCGGCGACACCGCCGGACGGGTCTTCGGCGACAACTTCGGCGACTCGATCGAAGAAGTCGGCGAGGCGATGCACGCGGTGTTTGAGCAGAAGCTGATCAACCCTGACGCGGCCAGCTCGGACATCCAGTCCGTGACCGAGAAAGTGATGACGCTGGCCACGATCACCGGCGAGAGCTTCGACGCGGTGGCACGCAACTCCGAACAGCTGGTCAAGACCGGCCTGGTCGGCAACATCAGTCAGGCCATGGACCTGATCGGCGCGGCAACCGAACACGGACTCAACGCGGCCGATGACCTGCTCGACACGGTTGAGGAATACAGCACCAAGTTCCGCGATCTGGGACTCAATGGACAGCAGGCGTTCGGTCTCATCGAGCAGTCCATGGACGCCGGCGCTCGCAACACCGACATCGCGGCGGATGCGTTGAAAGAATTCTCCATTCGCGCACAGGATGGGTCGGTGCTGACGCGACGCGGGTTCGAGGCCATCGGCCTGGACGCTGACAAGATGGGCAAGATGGTCGCTTCCGGGGGTGACTCGGCTACGTCCGCACTGCGCCAGACGCTGAATGCCTTGCAGGCCATGCCTCCCGGTGTCGAGCGGTCCACCGCGGCGGTCGATCTCTTCGGCACCAAGGCGGAGGATCTCGGCGACGCGCTGTACCACATGGACCTGGACAACGCGGCCGACAAGTTCGAGAACTTCGGTGGCACCGTTGAAGAACAGATGAAGAAGATCAGCGACTCGACGTCCTTTTGGGACAAGCTGGGTCGCGGTGTGTCGAACGCGGCCAGTGGGCTCGGCGAGTTCCTGGACTACGACGTCAGTGACATGCTCGACGACTTCCCCGAGCTGCGTGATCGGATGGAGGAAGTCAACAAGGCGCAACAGGACTTCGACGCCACCGGCAGCACGCATGCCCTCGATGACCTCAAGAAGAAATACCCCGAGCTGTCCGGTGCGATCGACGATTACATCAAGAAAAAGCGGCAAGAGTCCGGTGCGACCGACGAAGCCACAGAGTCCAATGTGGAGTACGTGCGCAGCCTTCAGCAGATCATCGACGCCGCCACCCAGCAGGCCGAAGGAATCCTCGGTTTGTCGGAGGCACAGATCGCCTACAACCAGAGCGTCGTTGATGGAGAGGAAGCGGTCAAGAAGTTCGCCGGACAGGGACTGACCGCCGCGAAGGATGGCTTCGACCTCAGCACCGAGGCCGGGCGCACGATGGCGTCAGCGCTCAACGATGTCGCGGACGGCTCGCTCAACGTCATGAACCAGATGAAGGAATCGAACGCGACCACACAGGATGTGCAGGCGTTCGTTCAACAGGCGCGCGACGAGTTCGTCAAGATGGCCACCGACATGGGGATGTCGGCCGAAGCGGCGAACTACCTTGCGACCAAGCTCGGGCTGGTGCCGGGCGACTACCGGGCATCGGTCACCGTGACCAACTATGAGCAGTCGGTGGCTCGGGCACAGAACATGATCAACCTGATCAATCGCATCCCTACCGAGAAGTTGGTCAACCTGCGGGTCAACGCCAGCGGGTCCGGACTCGGCGGCCACTTTTTCGCCGGCCAGGAACACGGTGGCATCGTCACCCGACCGCACTGGTCTGCCGCGTCGGGTGGCCAGCGGCACAGCTCGACGTTGATCAACGAGGCGGGGCCTGAGGTCGCCGAGCTGCCCAACGGCACTCGGATGCTCACGGCCGGGGCGACCCGCGCGCTGGCCGACTCCGGAGCGTTCGGCGGGGGTGGCGGGGCGACGCACGTCGTGCTGTCCTGGGAGGGCAGCAGCAACCCGGTCATCAGTGGCATCATGGCCGGACTGCGCGCCGAGATCCGCAACAGCCACGGCGGCGACGTCATCGCTGCGCTAGGCCAATCATGATCCCCGGCGACTCGATCGACACCTACATCGAGATGTACCTCAAACCGGTGAGCACCGGGGTCTACGCCTGGGTGCCGATCCCGGGCGCACTGCGCAGCAGCGACGTCATCATCACCGACGGCAACGCCACCCTCAACGCCGACCCCGGTGTGCCGACCCGTTGCCGGTTCACGCTGAAGAACACCACCGGTGACCTCACCCGTAAGAATCCGCTCGGCGCCTACTACGGCTCGATCGGGCTCGGTGTCGAGACCCGAGTCACGGTCGGCAGCGTCGACGACGGATTCGGCCGCACAGTGGCCAACACCAACTGGGGGTCGGTCGGCGACACCCCCGGCAACGTGTGGACCGCGGGCACGTCTTCCGGTGGCACGGTGGCCGCCGCGAACTGGTCGGTGTCCGGCGGCACCGCGCGCCACAGTCTGCCCGTCGCCGGGGGCTACCGGCTGTCCGAGCTGTCCAAGACGACACGCAAACACACCAACATCGATGTCTACGAGTCCGGGTTCGTGGTGCCGACCAGCAACGTCACCGGTACCGGTGCGCTGGCTACCGAGATCTGGCTACGTACCGTCGATATCAACAACAACGTCGCCGTGTCGGTCGCTTTCCAGATCGACGAAACGCTCCAGATCGCCCTGTTCGAGCGGGTGGCCGGCGTGTCGAGGTTCTTCCTCAACTACACCACGATCCCGGGGCTCAACCTGGCCACCACGGGCACGACCTACGACATCCGGTGCTCCATCGAGAGCACCACTGTTCGTGCCAAGGTGTGGCAGACAGGCACCCCGGAGCCTCTCGGCTGGACAGCGACCGGGTACGGCGCGACCAAGCGTGAAGGGTATCTCGGCATCGCCGAGTTTGCGTTTGCTGGCAACACCAACACCTACCCGCTGGTGTTTCAGCGTGACCGCATCCAGGTACGCATCCCCATGTTCGCCGGAGAGATCGTCGACCTGGTGCCCTACGGCGACAACAAGCAGGAAGCCAAGCTCGCCGACGTCGAGTGCGCCGGACTGATGGACCGACTCCAGTCGAGCAGGGCACCTGAGGAATCGGTCATCCGACGTAGCCGATCCCGGACACGTCGATGGCTGCGTGTCGGCGTGATCGTGTCCAACGCGGGCACCGTGCGCAGCTTCACCCTACCGACGGCGAGTCTGGGCAACGTCCAGATCGGTGACTTCTTCTACCTCGCCGATCTGACTTTGAATGTCCGCAAGGAAGATTCGATGTTCACGATCGTCGGTACCTCGGTCGCTGGAGCCGACACCTCGCTGCTGTTCACACCCGACGCACGCGAAGCGGTGGCCGCGAACAACAGTGCCGACGTCTTCCGCAACCAGACTGCGGCACAGCAGCCGATCGCGTACTGGTCCTGTGAGGACGGAGACAACGCCACCCAGGTCTCTTCCGGACTGCCCGGGGGTACCCCGCTGTCGATCACCGGTCAGCCGGACTTCGGTGCGGAGAGCGGATTCACCAGCTACGGCAGCGACAACATCTTGAAGATCAATGATGCCGAGCTACGCGCCATCCTGCCGGACTACACCAGCACCGGTGTCTTCTCGATCAACTTCCTGCTGTCCATGCCGTCGTCCGACGAAGCAGCCACCGGCACCGACCTGGTTCAGTTCTACACCACCGGTACCGGGTTCACCTACGATCTCCAGTACACGGCAGGCGGCAGTGGTTCGTTTCAACTCAAGGTGTTCAACTCGGCACTGACGTCACTGTTCGACAGTGGACCGATCGACTTCGCGCTACGCGGTAACAAGCAAATGGTCACGCTGGTGCTCCAGCAGGTTGGCGGTGCGGTGACCTACAGCCTGTACACGATCCGGATGCCCGGGTCGATCACCAGCGGTGTCGGACCGTCCACGGTCACCGGCGTCACCGCCCTGGGCAAGATCACCGAGATGCGGGTCAACCCCGGCGGTGGCTACGACGATGTCGGATACGGGCACATGACCGTCGTGCCGAGCGCCTGGGGTTCGGTCGAGGTCGAACCGGAGTTGGCCGCCTGGGGCAACACGAGCGCCATGCGCCGACTGTCGCGACTGTGCTTCGAGGACCGGATCCCCATCACCTACCGCGAAGACTGGGACATCGTCTCGGCGAACCTCGGCGCGCAGAAGACAGCGAAGATCATCGACCTGCTCAAGCAGCCGGCCAACACCGATCTCGGGATCCTGCACGGGATGCGCGGCAACAACGAGCTGGAGTACATGACGCGCGGTTCACTGACCAATCAGGACGCGGTTACCACGTTCATCGCCAGTGACTGCAAGGAATACGACATCAAGGGTGACTACGTCAACGTGCAGAACCGGGTCACGGTCGATCGCATCGACGGTACCTCGGTCGTCGTCGAAGAAACCGCAGGTCCACTGAGCACACAGGACGCACCCAACGGTGTCGGGTTGCGAGACAAGCAGTTCACGCTCTCACTGGGGGGCGACAGCCAGGTACTCAACCAAGCCAACTGGCGTTTGGGAGTCGGCACGCTGGACCAATACCGCGTACCCAAGCTCGTGGTCACCGCCGCGGGGTCGTCGACAGTCAGCATCGAACGGTTGCTGTCCATCGGAATCGGTGACCGCGTGGACGTCTCCGGGCTGACCTCGCTGTTCATCTACGACACGCTGGCGCAACTGGTCACCGGTATCAGCATCTCTCTGGGTGACCGGTTCTACCCCCGAGTCACACTGAACGGCGTACCCTACGACGTCTTCAACTGCTTCGCCCTGACCGGCGACAAGTACTCTCGACCCGACGCGGTCGACACGGTCACGTCCAGCACCCTGACCACCACGGCCACCGGCAGTCTGACGATTACCAGCTCGACGATCTACACCTGGAGCACCGACACCGCGGACTACCCGGTCGACGTCACGATCTCCGGCGAGCGCATCACCCTCAGTGCCGTGGTCGACACCGCCACCCCCGGGGTGCAGACCGCCACGGTGTCGGTACGGGCGGTCAACGGGGTGGTGAAGGCGCACAGTGTCGGGGAGTCCGTCGTGCTCGCCGAGCCGAACTACTGGCACTTCCGGATCTAGGAGAACGACATGGCGCTACGCGTGGCACACAAAGTTGCTGTGTCGGATTTCGATGCACTCGGTATCACTGCGTGGAAGACGGCCGACGAGACGGTCACCAGCTCGACGACGGTTCAGAACGACGACCAGCTGTTCCTGCCGCTGGCGCTCAACGCCAAGTACAAATTTGACTCGATCATCTTCTACTCCGGTGGCGCGTCGCCGATCGGTGACTTGAAGCTGAAGTGGACCGGCCCAGGCGGCGCAGTGATGCAGTGGGCGAACTTCGGTGTCAACACCTCCGGCCTGACCCAGTACAACGTGGTCGTCGAGGCACTGGCCGCAGCGTCACCGCGCGCCGTCGGCACCAACGGGGCCGGTAACTGGATGTCGTGTCGGCCCGCGGGCACACTCACCACCGCCGGCACGTCCGGCAACCTTCAGCTCCAGTGGGCGCAGAACAGCGCCAGCGCCACCGGCACCATCGTGTACGCGAACTCCTACATCAGTCTGCTTCGAGTGGCCTAGACCACGTACGCTCTGTTCAGGTCGGGGATCATGAAAGGGGTGAGCGCTGGTGTCTCAACGGCAGCAGAACCGGGATCCTTTGTTACCACGCGGTGCCCTGGTCTTCATCTCCATCGTGGTCACACTCGGCTGGTTGGGCACCGTGGTCGCCGTCGTGCTCGACTCGGCGAACTCCGGACCGCTGCTCATCTCCAGCGGAGTACTGACCACGGTCATCGGCGCGGCATTCGGTGTCCAGATCCGACGGTCCAACAACGACTCAGGGGATCGACCATGACACTGACCATGGCGCTATTGATCATGGTACCGACCAACATCGGCACCCTAGTGCTCGGCTTTCTGTGGGGACGAAAGATCCGTGCCATCATCCAGATTGGAGAGACCATGAGCGAGAACGCCGATACACCCGACCGGCGTGGTAGCGCGCCACGCTGGATGTACTTCCTCGCCGCCGCGGTGGCGCTCATCGGGATCGGCATGAGTGTGCTCGGCGTGCTGGTCGTCAACAACGCCGGCCGACAGGACAAGCTGGTTGGCTGTGTGGCCGGTTACTCGAATGCGGCCGCCGATGTGGCGCGCACCCGGGCCGGCGCCACCAACGCCGTGTTCGCCGAGATCGACGCCGTGTTCGAGCAGGTGCGCGCAGCGTTCGATGCCGCGCCGGACGCCGGACGGGACAAGGTGCTGGCCGCGATCGACGGCTACAACAGCGCGCGTGCCAAGGCCAAGCAGGCGCAGAAGGACAATCCCCTGCCCGAAGCACCGCAGAACGCGTGCGCAGAGCTACTGAATTGATACAGTTCGGGTGGTCTGTGTCAACGAGTGTTACGGTGTGCCAATGAGTGACAACTATCTCGGCGCACCTGCGCGCTGCCCATGATCACCTTCGGGCTGGACATCTCCCACCACCAGGGCCTCGCGCTGAACCTGGCGCAGTGCCGGCGTGACGGCATCGAGTTCGTGTTCCTCAAGTCCAGCGAGGGTGCCAGCTTCGTCGACTCGGCGTTCAAGGGGAACCTCGCCGAGGCTCGCAACGCCGGTCTTCTGGTCGGCGCCTACCACTACGTCCGGTCGAACGCGTCCGCGGCCGCGCAGGTCGCCAACGTCCGGCAGGTGGTGCCGCTCGACGTCCCGGTGATTCCTGACGTCGAGGCGAACTCCGGCGGCGTCCCTCTGGTGCGCGAGTTCGTCGACCGTCTCCGCGCAGCGGGTTACACGGTGCCGATCTCCTACATCCCCCGGTGGTACTGGCAGCAGATCGGCTCACCGAGTCTGGCCGGACTGCCACCCCTGTGGTCCAGCCGCTACCCGGACAACGCCATCGGTCTACTCGCCGACGAATGGTCTCGAGTTCCGGCGAGCTACTGGGGCGGGTACGGCGGGCTGGACGTCGCGGTGCTCCAGTTCACCAGCTCGGCGCGCATCGCCGGTCACGCACCGCTGGACGCCAACGCGTTCCGAGGCACCCGCGATGAGCTGGCCACGCTGCTCGGGCACACCACGTCGGCGATCGCCGACACCACGATCACGGAGGATGACGACATGAGGACGTTCTGGGTGCACGGCGACAGTGTCGGCGAGATGGGTTCGTCGGCGCCGAAGGGCTACGAGAAGACGAAGTGGGGCGACGCCATGTTCCACGTCGACGCCACCGCCGACGGTCTCCGACGTCGCCACATCTCCGCCGATGAATGGGCCGCCGTCCAGGCGTCGGGTGCCAAGAGCGTGACCCGCGCACAGGCATGGGTTGATACGCTGCCCTGGGGTGATCAGCCCGGGCTGTTCCCGTGGCTCAAGCCCACCACCGCGGCGGCCAGCCAGTGAAATCCCTCAGACAGTGCCTGACCGCCACCCGGCTGTTGGGCAGGGACGCCGTTGTGACCGTCTCCCTGGCCGTCTCCGGGCTGATCGCCCTGCTGCCGGTACTCGGATGGTCCGGTGAGCGCACGGCCCTGGTGTCGGCCGCTCTGGTCGCCGTCGGGGGTGTCGTGTCCGCGTGGCTGGTCGCCGTCGACCGCGCGCTGCCCCTGCTCGTGGGCCTCGGCAAGGCAGTCGTCGCCGCGGTGGCCGGGTTCGGCGTGCACCTGCCCGACAACCAAGTGTCGGCAGTCATGGCCGTGCTCACCCTTGTCGCCGGACTGGCCACCCGAACACAGGTCGGCGCCGTACAGCCACCGGCCGGCACGGACATCGATGGCAGCACTTTCGAGCTGTTCCGGGCTTCGTGGGAGCGCCAGCACGAGAGCACCGGAGCCGCGTTCACGCCGACGACGGAGTACCTCGCCGATACCGCGCCAGCGCGCGGCGTGCCGGGGTCGTCGAACGATCCGCCGACCGAGGTGCATCGCGCGGTCGAGATGACGGACTATGTGCCGAACGCGGGCATAGGCCAGGTGCAGCAGTACCGACCCGGTGAACACGCCGGCCGTCATCGCATCGAGCGACCGGACGACCGTCGTCTCTGGGGGCACCCCGAGTTCGGCTGACAGCTGGTTGCCCAGTCGGTGGCGGCCGCGGTACGGGTCGAATAATCGGGTGTCGCGCACAGTGTGTAACCTCTCGGTGTCGATGCCTTCGCGGCGCATCGCAAGGGGAATGAACGGTCCCGGGTTCTGTTCCCCCGGGACCGTTTCTCGTTCACTCGGCGGACGTGTCGTCCTCGCCGACCATCTCCAGCAGCCGATCCAGCATGGCGCGGATGTCCACGTGGGTGCCCCAGTCCTCATCGAACTTGGCGCGCTGCTCCTTGACGAACCGCTCGATCTCGTCCTTGTTCATCGGACTCCCGTTCTCAGGCCGCCGCGATCATGAGCTCGACGGCGACCAGGTGGTAGCACGTGCGGCCGAAGGTGCCGGCCGGGCAGGTGCAGCTGGTTGGCGTGGTGGTGTATCGGTCGACACCGTTGGAGGAGACGACGGAGAAGACCCCGGCGCGCACCGTGGCGGTCGGCAGAATGCCGGCGTCGCCGATCAGCTCGATGGCTTTGTCGACCTGCGCGGGCTGGTGCTTGGCGATGACGGCCGACGCGCGCTGTGCGGCGGCGTGCTTCTTGGCGCAGACCGGGCCGAGCTTGGCGGCAACCGACTTCGGGTCGGTCAGCGTCCGACCGCAACGCTTGCACTTCGCGGTCTGGGTGGTCTTCGTCTGCGCCATGGGAGAAGTGTAGCAACGAGTGTCAGTGAGTGTCAATGACTGTCGAAGTGTTTGTGGCAAACAAATGCCCCGGCCACTGAGGTCGGGGCATTTGGTACTAGTCGTCGAGTCCGGCGAACGGGTCGTCGTCCGTCCATCCGGGTTCAGGTTGTGGATCCGGCGCACGATAACGGCTCGGTGTGTGCCGTCCGGGGCAGCGGAACAACGGGGTGCAGTAAGTTGCGTATTCGCCGTGGGGGTCTACACCGGCACCTGCGCGGTACACGATGTGCGCTGAGTGGTCAGTGATGTCGAGGCACCAAGCCTGGCGCAACAGGGTCCTGGTCATCAGGCGACCTCGCGTTCCTGGTCGGACATCGCCAGCGCCAGATTGACGTTCGTCCACACCGAGTCGTTCGGCCGCATCCAGGTGGCCAGGTACTCGATCGGGGTGTCGAGGATGCGGCGCATGGCCGAGATCCACGCAGCACTGGTCGACTGCTCCAGCTCGGTGTAGCACATCGTGCGCACCTGTGCGACCATGGTGAGTCGGTTTACCGGGATCGTGCTCGTTGTCATGGCACGAGTCTAGCAATGAGTGTCAGTCAGTGTCAATGAGTGTCAACACGTTTGTCCGCGATCCACACCCGGAGGTTCGGCATCAGGTCACCGAGCGCCACACGGATCAAGTGGTTGTACAGCACCAGCTGTGCCCGACCGGTGACCAGTTCGAGGTAGAACCGCGCGTCCAGGTGCGTCCACCAGAACCCGACGTTCGTGGTACCGGCACGCTTCTCGACGATCAGCGGACGTCGACCACCCGGCACCGCCTGTGCGCACGTCTCGGCCCACACATCGGTCAGCGCCTTGTCGACCAGCGGCCGCGCGAGGTTCTTCACCTGGACGCACAGACCGGGCACCCCCTCGATGTCACCCCGATCCTGACTCGACGTCGACGCGTTGCTCCATCCCGCGGCCACCGACCGCCGTGCGTCCGGGCAGTGGGCGGTGTCACGGAAGTACCGGGCAACCGCCTGTTCGGCACCGATACCCTTGGCGCGGCTGTTAACCATCAGCGCGAGCCGTGCCTCAACCACAAGCTGATGTGGCACACCGGCTTGTCGTGAACCTCGGCCAACTTCATCTCAACCCGAGCGCCTTTCGAGGCGGCATGCCCGTCGAGCAACGCTATGCCGTCAGCAGCCATGACGTCGTAGAGGCAAGGCACTAGGTAGTCCAGCCACGATTTCGATGAATCGTTGCTTCCGTGCCGCGCCGGATTCAGCGTCTCGAACCCTGCTGAGCGCAGCTGGCGCTCAGCATCGTTGAACGCCGGGAAGTTGAATTCAGGCAACCCGGTCATCGGTCCTGCGATGTACAAGATCACGTGTACTCCTGGCGGGGTATAGGGGCTACCGCTTGTTCGGCACCGATGCCCTTGGCGCGGCTGTTGACCATCAGCGGCACTCGTACGCGACATGCGGGAACCGAAGCTCCTCCGACCACACGACGGCGATGCCCATGAACGTCGTCGGCAGTGTGTAGCTGTGTCCGGTGATCGGCAACAGCACGATGTTCGGTTCGATGCCGCTCGCGCGAAACCTGTCGATCGTTCTGATGATCGGAGCTAGCCATTCATCCGGCAAATCTTCCACGGTCATCTCCTGGATATAGGTCTGCCCCGCGCACCGTCCCAGGGTCAGGGGGCGATTATCTGGTGCGCGGGGCAGAGCTGAGGTCGGCAGACCAGGGGGTCAGACACCGCAGGTCACGAGAGGATGCGAACCGCATGCAGTCGGCCGTCGATCATGCGTGCCTTACCCCGATCTCCTTCTCCTCGATCGAGTACGGCCCGCCCTGGTCTGCCGGGCTTAAGGGTCGCAGATCCGGCACACTGCCGCGCATCTGACCTGGGGGTGTCCGCGAAGCAGGGCCCCGTGCCGGATCTGCGATGAGGCACTCAGCTCGGGGGCGAGAACGGCGACCACGCACCCGCGGGCTGGCTTCCGCCGGGCGGGGTCTGCTGCGCCTGCTGAGTACCGGGTGCGAACCCCTGCTGGCCCGGAGCGGCCGGCTGTGGCGCGAAACCACCGGTAGGGGTGCCGGGGTTGAACGCGCCGTTGATCGCACCCTGGGGGGCGAACTGGCCCGGGGCCGGCTGCATCTGCTGCGGCACGGCGTCCGGACCGGGGGCGTAGCCCTGCTGGATGGCAGGGTTGTACATCGCCGGGTTCTGCGGCTGCGCCATCTCGGGCGCGGCGGCGTGCGCGAACTGGCCCGGCTGCTGAGGGGCGTACTGCTGCGCCGGGTAGTTCGGGTCGCCGGCCATCCCCTGAAACTGCGGCACCTGCTGCGGTGCGTAGCCCTGGGGGGCGAACTGGCCCGGGGCCGGCTGCATCTGCTGCGGCGGAGGTACCGGGGCCTGGTAGGCGGGCTGTCCGGCCATCGGGTCCGGTGAGCCCGGTCGACGATAGACAGCCTCGAAGATGTTGCGCTTGAAGTTCGAGTTGGGGATCGGCTCCTTGCGGACACGGGCCGCGTAGAACCAGCTGCCGATCTCCAGGTCCTTCGCGCCTTGGGCCTCGAACTCCTTCTTGGCCGCCGCGCGCAGACCCGACCGGACCGGCATCTCCCGGCGTCCGTCGTCATCAGGGTCGGCGCGCTCGGCGGTCTGGAGCGTGAGCACCAGCATCGTCAGCGGCTTGGAGGTGTCGCCCTTCTTCTGGAAGCGCACCTCGCCGGTGTCGATGTCCGTCTGCGGCACGATGCGCTTGCCGAGGATCAGGCCGCCGCGCCACGAGCCGTCCTGGTACCCCTTGTCGGAGTCCCACGAGATCCATGCGGCGCCACCGGCAAAGTAGTTCTCGGTGTCCTCGGTCGTCTCCGGCTGCGCGGGAACGTACTGCTGTGCCTGAGGTGCCTGCTGCTGAAACTGCTGCGGCACCTGCCCGTTGGGCGGTGCCTGCTGGGTGAAGAACCCACCGGTCTGAGGCTGGCCGCCGAACTGCTGCGCCTGCTGGACCGGGGGCTGTGCGTACTGCTGCGGTGCGCCGTAGTTCGGCTGCGGCTGAAATCCGTTGGTCATCTGTCCATCGTTCCTTCGTTACCGGAATGGTGCGCTGTCCTTTGTATCCATCGTTGTCTAGCGCACGCAGGGTCGGAATCGAACCGACGACCTCGGCCTTGTGGACCGTGCTCTGGCCACTGAGCTACCTGCATTCACCGATTCCGCTACCTAGGATGTTGCGTCCTCAGTGTGCCAGGAGACCAAGGCCGTTGCGGATTTTCACCGATCCTTGTCGCCTGCTCCCAACCCAAACACTACTACTGATTGACACTCGTTGCAAGCTGTTGCAGCTCGGTGTGTTTGACCTGTGCCTTTGCGTTCAACTCGGTCGTCCAACCGGCCATGTTCTGGCCGTTGTTCGTCGCCTTCTGGTATGCCTTGCCCAGTGTCTCCAGCGACGTGGCGCCGTCGATCATCTGGTCGGGGGTCAGTGCCTCGGTCCCCGCGGCGGCGTCGATCTCCAACGCCCTGGTGCGCGCGGCTACCTGCATCTCCTCCGTCCAACCGACGGACGTGGTGGCGTAGTAGCTGTGGCGCTCGTTCAGGCCGTCGATAGTGCCCTGCTGCTGGATCGACCGAACAGCGGTGGCGATGACCTCCGCGCGATCCTTGGCCGCCTGTGCCGCCGTGTCCTCGGCCGACTTGGCGACGGCCTTCTTCTCAGCCGCGGTCGCCTTGCCCTTGGTCTTCGGGTGCCCCGGTCCGGTCGGCACACCGAGATCGGGTACGGCCACGCCGGTCCGGTAGGCCAGGGTGACGATCGCGTTGGCCAGGTCCACCTTGTACTGCGCCAGCTTGATCCCGTCCGGATCGCCTTCCTTGACGCCCACCGACTGCATCAGCTGGGTGGCCAGCTTCTGCATAGCCGCTTTGTCCCTGTGCGCCTTCATCACTTTGGCGACCATGGCGTCGTCCGGTGCGGCGTGTCCGAGCGCATCGAGTGCAGCATCGTCGGGTGTGTTGCGGAGTGGCTGCGCGCCGACCACACCCAGTTCTTCGGCAACGACACCGACCTGCTGCGTGATCTCGATCGGCGGCATGCCCGGCTGCCACTCATCTACACCAACCGGTTCGTCAAGGGTCTGCTCGGCGCCCGGCACCCACTGTCCGTCGCGCTGCACGACCATGACGCCGTTGTCCCAACGGACCTGCTCCCCTGGCAGCACCGCCACGGGTGCGGGTCGCTGGTTGCCGAACAGGCACACCGTGCCGTCGGAGTGGAGTCCGTCGGCGCCGGTGAACTCGCACGGCTCGTTGCGCGCACACGGCCACTGACTCGGCTGCCCGTACTGCGCCAGCGACACACCGTTGACCGGTTCGGCGCCGTCGTCTTCGTCGAGCTCGGAGTCAGTCCAGAACGCGGCGAATGGATCCTGAGCGGCCACGTACGCCGCACTCTCATTCGCGGACCAGCGCTGGTAGTCCTGCTCTGCCGCGGCGTGCAGACCCGTGCCCGACAGCCCTACTGCTCCGTGGAGAATGCCGAGCGGCGTACCGGTGTTGTTGCCCATCAACGGATCCGCGGGAAGCTGAGTGTCGATGTACTGCTGCGCCGCGACCGCATCTTCAGGGTTGTACCTCAACTCTGCGGGCGTGTCACGGACCTGCGTCAGCGCAACCGGTGTGCCGGCGACCGGGAACGCTGCCCGCGCGTCGAACGTCGTCGACGGACGCACGGTGTCTGGCACGTACGGGGTGATGACGTGCTTGGTCTTGCGGATGTCCATGACTTCGGCGCACGTGCGGGCCCACAACCAGCCACGTTCGATGTCCACGCGCTGCGCCTCGCACCGACCGGTATCCGGATCGATGTGCATGATGATCGCGTAGTCGGTTTCGATCTTCGGCAGTGCCACGTACCGGCCGGTCGAGTAGTCGAACATCGCGTCGGCGTGCGCGTAGAGTGCCAGCTGAATCGCAAACTCGGTGTCGGCGTAGTCGAGATTACCGGTCTTCTTGTCGCCGATCCGGTACTTCCCATCGGGGCAGAGATAGACGTTGTCGAACGTGCCGGCCACGTGGTAGCGGTCGACGATGATCGTCCGCTCTACCAGCTCGGGCAGCATGGTCAGGTTCCACTTCGACAGCTCGGCGAAATAGCCGGCCACGTGCGGCCGCAGCTCCTCCGGCACTTCGGCGTAGGCGCCACGCTCGGCGGCCTGGCACGCACGGTGGATCGCGTTGCCCCGGTTCTTCTTGGCATCGGTGCCGCCGGCGATGTGTGCCTCATCGACAATCTCACCGAGCGCCGACTTGTCCTCGGGCCCGCTGATGGTCGACGCCATCGTGATCAGATCCGGGCGACGCGACAGACCCCAGACCACCTGGCGCTGCTTCCAGATCTGGATCGCGTAGGACTCGGCGACTGTGGCGGCGAACGTCGTCGCCCGCGTCCACCCATCGACCTTCTCACCGGTGCGCGGATCGGGCAGGATGTAGCGCTTCCACTGATCGCGCGGCACGTCGGTCGTCGCGTGCTGACCGAAGAACGCGGATGTGTCGTTGTCCGTTACCGGGATCATCGTCGCTGCTCCAAGCGTTTATTTGTGTGACTGGCGTGAGCATAGCGCATGCTCGGTCACTCGTCCGTACTCGCCAACTCATTGGTCAGATCGATCAACGACGGCCAGGTGCCTGTAGATGCCGCCTGTTCCGACAGTGCTTCGGTCATTCGAGATCTGACAAATGCAGCCATGGCGGTCGGATCCTGCGATATCGCTGCGTAGGTATCGGTGTCCATGAGCAAGCAGAGTTTGGGTACTTCGATGAGTACCTTCGGTGGCTTGTTCTCAATGAAGCTCGCTGACTCGATCAATCGAACGGTGATCGGCACGCTGACGTTGTTCAGCTGGATGGTCATTTGGCTACCTCGCTACCACGGGTCCGAGAATGATGGATGCCTGCCGGAGAGTCAGCTTGTCGGCCGCCGTGCCGCGGGTGTCATCGGCGGTCAGCACGCAGCCGATGGACCGTGCCCGATAGATCTGGCCCTGGGACGGCTTGCCGTTGCGCCAACGGGATGCGGATCGGGCCAACGACGGATCGTCGTCGACGGCCACGATGGTGGCGTAGTTGACCGCGTCGTCGGCATCGATGTTCTCGCGCAGCCAGCGGCCACCCTGGATCTTGCCGCCGCGGATGGATGCGTCGATGTTGCACACCCCGACGTTCCAAGTGTCGGACTCCGGCGGCTGGCACACGAAGTACAGGTGACTGCCGGTGGCGATGAACGGCACGCCGTAGTCGGTGGTCAGCCAGCGTGCCTCACTGCCGGCGAACAGGTCGATCGGCCGGCTGCCCTTGCCGACGTTGAAGAACGCTTCGTCGCCGTCGTCCTCGGCCGGCTCGAACCGCTCCTCGTCTTCAGCGCCGAAATCGTCGTCCGGTCGATGCTTCGGCATCGACTTGGCCAGTGCGGCATCCAGCGACAGGGACAGTCCATCGGTGCCGCCGACGAAGTCGAGCACCAGCGCATCGGACTTGCCGGGCCACAGTCGCAGGACTCGGCCGACCATCTGGATGTAGGACCCGACGTGCCGGGTGGGGCGGACCATCAGCGCAGCCGAGCACCACGGCGCGTCCCACCCTTCGGCGAGCGCGGTGCAGGTGGTCAGCACCGACACCTCACGGCGCCGGTACGCGGCGAAGATGCGCTTGCGGTCACGGGGGCTGGTGCCCGCGTAGATGCCGGCAGCGGCCACGCCAGCCGCGCGCAACCCGGCACGGAAGAACTCGGCGGACGCCACCGTCGGCGCGAACAGCACCGCGGACCGGTTGATCGCGTGCTCGTGGTAGCCGCGCACCACGTTGTCCCGCACCGCGTCGACCGACACCAGCTGCTCCAGGTCTTCATCCCGGAAGTCGGCGCCGGATCGTACCTTCAGGTCGGCGAGCCCCTGGGTCACCGACTCGGGTACGCCGACGGCGATGCCGCGCGGCGGCACCAGGTACCCCTCACGGATCGCCCACCGGATCGAGCGGGAGAAGCTGATCTTCTGCCAGAAGTCGCCGAGCTTCTTGTTGTCCGAGCGCACCCACGTCGCGGAGAACCCGGCGACCAGCGCATGGGGGAACCGCTCGAAGATCCGCGCGTAGGTCGGCGACATCGACACGTGCGCCTCATCAACGATGATCAACCCGGGCTCGGCGATGCGCGCCAACCGCTTCTCCGACCGCAGCGTGTGCACCGAGGCCACGGTAACCGCCGCACCGACGACGTCGCGCGCAGCCTTCACCACGCCGGTCGTGACCCGACGCTCGACGCCGTGCTCGCGCATCTTCTGCTCGGTCTGTTCGACCAGGGTGTCGCGGTGCACGAGCACGAGCACCCGGCCCGGCCGGACTGTTCCCGACCCGAACCGGTTGGTGCTGGCGAACTCGACGGCCAGCTCGGCCATGACGTGCGTTTTACCCGTGCCGGTCGGCAGACTGACGCCCAGGCGCAGCAGTCCGGAGACCCAATCCTTGTCCAGCGCGTCGATCGATTCGAGCTGGTAGCCGCGCAGACTCATAGCCACCTGCCGGTGCGCCGTCGATAGGAGATCTCATGAACAGCAAGCAGCGCGATACCGACGATGCTGAATATCAACGCAACCACGGGTGACGAACTCAGCAGCGAGAGGAACGAGCACGCCAAGCCAGCGGCCGGCAGCGCGACCGGATAGCCGGGGGCGTTCTTCGAATCGCTCATCCGAAGTCCGTCTCCGGGTACAGTTCATCCCAGTTAGGTGCACCGACATACATCATCGGTGCGGAAACTTGACCGGTGCCGTCGAGAATGAAGACCTCACCGTTGTCGAACTCGACTGCGATCTGCTTGTGCCCGCGACGCAGCCAAGCACCGGTGACCTCCGGCTCGCTCATACCTGCTCGATCGGAACGCAGCCGGAGTCAGTGGGGTTGTGCAGCTCGATCCACTCCGCACCGAGGTATTCGACCGGTGTGTGCAGCGGCGGGTCAAACGTGTAGTCGACCGTCACGAGCTCGTCTTCGTCGAACTGGAGGGCGATGAGGTCGCCGTCCCGGTGCTGCCAGATGCCGGTGATCATCGCCTGCACCATCTCCTGAGTTTGCGTGGCGCCGGGTTGAGCGACCAGCGGCCGCGTTCGTGCCGCCATCCCGGGGTGCGCCAGGCGCCGCACCGTCGGCACTGCGTGGCCGGTCGGTGCGTGCCGGTGTCGATCTGGACGGACAGCGCCTGTCTGGCCTTGTCGGTGTCGACCATCTTCACCTCGATCTGCTGTCTCCGCTGGAGTGCGTCCAGCACCTGATCACGGATGTTCCCCCATGTCATAGCCGCACACTACCATGCAGTGTCAACGAGTGCCAACGTGTGCTAACGTCGCCGGCATGGCACAGAAGATCGGTGATGTTCGGGCCGAATTGGCTGAGGTTCAGGAGGACTACGCCGAGGCGCTCGACAGTATCCGCGAGATCATCGACACCGCAGAGCGGCTGCACAACGACAACCACACTTGGTCGTTCCGAAACTGCGCCGACAAGATGTGTCAGCTCATCGTCGAACCGGGCGACGACTGGGCGGAGGTGCTGCCGTGATCCAGCCGAGCGGGTTCAAGGTCGGTTGCGACTTCATCAGTGCCGACGACCGGCGATGCTCGGAACAGCTGCACGCCGTCTGCTGCGCGAAGCACCGCCGGTCGTGATCATCTACGCACCGGCCGACGATATCCGCATCTGCTCCATCGAGACCGATGTGGAACTGCTGCAGCTCGGCGAGTGGCTTGGGCAGCGGCGTGACGTGGTGCTCGGCATCGACTGCGAGACCAACGCGCGTGACCCGTTCGACCCGCTGTTCGCACTGCGCCTGGTGCAGATCTCCGACGGACACACCGACTTCAACATCGATGTGCCGAAGATCGACATGCGATACCTCGCGCACCTGATCCGGCGACACCGGACGTTCGTCGCGCATTACGCCGAGAACGAGGTGAGGTTCCTCAGTCGCGGACTGCCGGGGTCGGTGCGCGTCGAGGACGACCACCCGCACATCGTCGACTCCCAGACCGCGCTGGCGTGGTACGACCCGCGCACCGTCACTTCCCAAGATGACGCCTACGGCAAGATCCCGCTGGAGAAGGGTCTCAAGCCGACGTCCACCCGCGAACTCGGCACCGACGTGCTGGAGCAGGCGGAAGCGGCACGCGACGCGGCGGCCGCCGCAATGGCGCCGAAGGGGTGCCGCAAGCAGGCCGATCAGCTCGGCCACTGGTTCGCCACCATCCCCACCGGCGACCCGACCTACCAGGTGTACGCCGGCCTGGACGCGGTCATGGTCAAGCGGCTGTGGGACAAGATCGTTGCCGCGATCCACGCACGCGGCCAGTGGCGCGGCTGCGCGCTGGACCTCGCACTCCAGTGGCACATCGACCGGTCCACGCTGCGCGGTCTGATGATCGACGGTCCGTACGCCAACTGGCTGGATCTGCAGCTGGCGCAGGTCATCGCCGAGCGCGCGCCGAAGCTCGGTCAACACGGTGTCGCCATCTCCGGGCAGGGTCCGTCGGTCGGCGCCGCGTTCGAGCGGCTCGGTGCCGTGTCGCCGAAGAAGTCGACCAAGACCGGCGACGCGTCCTGGGACCGGTTCGTGCTCGCCGAGCTGGCCAAGATCAACGGTGAGATCGGCGAGTTGGCGCGCACCATCACCCAGGTCCGCAAGGCACGCAAGTTCCGGTCGACCTACATCCAGCCGATGCTACGCGCACTGGAGCTGGACGGCTGGATGCGCTGCTCGATGCGCGCCGTCGGCACCATCACCTCCCGGCAGTCCGCACAGAAGCCACCGGTGCAGCAGTTGCCCAAGCGCGACACCCGGGTCCGTGCCGCGATCCAGGCCCCGCCCGGATGGGTGCTGGTGTCGTGCGACTTCAGTCAGGGCGAACCGCGCACCATGGCCGGCCTGTCCGGTGACCGCAACCTGCTCGCCGACATCCTCTCCGGTGACCTCAACTCGGCGATCGCCACCGCCGTGTTCGGCACGCTCTACGATCCCGCGCTCGGCCATGACGCCGGCACCGTGCACTACCTCATGCGCCAGGGTGGCAAGCGCGCGTTCCTCGCCTGGTGCTACGGCGCGGCACCCAAGAAGGTGCTCGAGTCCCTCACCCAGGACTTCGACTGGGACGCCTGGCAGTACGCGGCCGCCCATGGTCTGGACCTGCTGTCCGGAGACGCGATCGTCGCCCGGTGGATGGCCCGCTACCCGGACCTCACCCGCTACCGCAACGACATGAACGCCGGCCGACACGTCGTGCTGGAGAACGGCTGGATCGCACCACTGTGGGATCGGGCGTTCATGCGCGACGACGGTCGGATCAGTTGGGGTGCGCGGCCGTCACGCAAGGGACTGAACTACGCCACCCAGGGCAACCAGCGTCAGCTACTCGCCGCCGCGGTGCACGAGGTCGTTCGGCGTGGGTGGGGTTGGGCACTATCGATGCTGGTGCACGACGAGATCCTGCTGTGCGTGCCCGCGTGGATGGCACAACGCGCGCTCGCCGACCTTCAGGCGTCGATGACCATGACGTTCCACGGCGTGCCGATTGAAGCCGAGGCCAAGATCTGCGGCCGCACATGGACGAAACAACCCGAGGAGTTCGACATGCGCGAACTCGAATTCATCGAAGTATAAGGAGGTTACATGATCACGATCGACGATCAGTGGCCGGACGTCTGGTCCGAGTATCGGGACACCTTCAGCAATCTCGAAATGAATGAGTACGAAGCAAAGGCGATCATCGTTGATGCGCTCGATTGCGCCACTGTGCTGAAGATCGAGACCAGTGCCGAAGAGATCGCCGACGCACTGAAAGAGTTCTGCGTCCTGCTCTGGGACCGGCAGCGGACCGCGATCAACATCCCTTACCGGGACTATCTGGCTTGGGCTATCAAGGGAGTGCACGGTGCCGGATCTCCCGACAAGGTAGCCGAATACTATTTCGGCACTCGCGGTCCGAAGCTGTACGCCGTACTGGCCACGATCACTATCGACGTGTCGCCTGCCCCGGCCGAGACCTGGGATCCGGAGTTCGTCGAATGGTTGGCCACGCGGCTTGAACGCATCGCACGCACACTGCGCCAACACCAGCCCACCGACATCGAGCTGAGGTCCAAAGGAATGGGTGGCGAACTGCGCGAGTTCTCGATGTCCGTGACGTTCCCGGCCGGCGTCGATCTGGTCAGCGGCCCACCGTCCGAGTAGCGTCGATCAAAGCAGCGGGCCCCCGAGCAGTGAAGTTCGGGGGCCCAGACAACTATCCCGGTAAAGGACGGTCAGGCATGAGTATTGCATACGGTCATTGGGTTGTCACATGACCGGGGTGGTCGATCGCCCGATCGTGTCGCCCCCGATGCCGAATGCGCAGGTAGCCGTGGCTGTCCCAGATCCAGGCACCGACTACCTGATCGGCAACATCCGCCGCGCCGTCGCGCTCGGGTACAACATCGAACCCGGGTGGGTCTGGTGGAACCCGGCGCACCGCGGCGGCCAGGGCGGCAAGGACATCCGCGGCCTACGGTCGAACTGGCAGCGCCTCGGTGGTCTGCCGCTCGCCGAGATCGAACGCCGGATACGCACCGGCACAGCCAACGGCTACCTCGTGCACGGATCGACATCCTGCCCTCAGCTCGGCGGGGTGACGCTCCTGGACGGGGACACTGACGACGAGTGCCGGCGCATCTCCGCGGCCGTCGGTGGTGCCGTGCCGCACGTACGCTCCGGATCCGGGTGGTGGCACTGGTACGCGGTCGGCGTGCTGAAGTCCAGCGTCGCGCTCAAGACCAAGGACACCGCGTTCGGGCCCGGCAGCTGGTATCTCGGCCCGGACGGTCAGCGACGCACCTACGCCGGTGCGCTGCCCGGGCCCGCCGAGCTGGCACGGGTCGCCGTCATGCCGGCCACGGCGCCACAGCCGCAGCCAGCTGGCCAACCGACTGGGATTAATCCGACGGCGAGCTTCTGGCAGACTGCGAAGACCGTCGACACCGCGGCCCGGCAGTGGGAGCGGCTGCACGATCGCACGGTGGGGTTCGTCCGGCGGTGCGAGATGTTCGGCTGGTCCGGAGCGCACACCCAGCTCCTCGAGCTCACCCGGGAGCTGGCGCAGCTGGCACCCGAGCACGCGCACCGCGCCATCGGCGAGTGGTTCCGCGAGGGCGGTGCCGGGTACGTCGACAACCGGGTGTGGACGATGCTCGACACCGCGCTCGGCAAGTACCCCGCCGATGAGGTCGAGGGCCCGGCACCCGCGGGTGTGTTGATCAATGGATCTCCGCAGACAGCCGGGCCCTCGATGCCGCTCGGTGAATCAGGCGTTGACGTGCCGATCACCGTGCCCGCTCTGCCGACACAGGAGTACGCGGGCAGCGACGGTGGGCCCGGATCGCCGCTGGCCACCGGCAGAGTCGACGTGTCCGGCGGGACTGCGGTTCCTGCCGGGCCCACCGCCGAGCAGGGTAGCGCACCGCGGCGGCTGCCGATGATCGCCGACCCGGTGTGGGACGCCTACGGCTGGACACGCAGCATCCGCGCGCAGGCACGGGCCGCGGACGTCTGCCCCGACGCCGTGCTCGGCGCCATGCTCGCCTCCTACGCGTCGCGGGTGCCGCCCTCGGTGCGGGTGGTCACCGGCACCAAGATGCCCCTGGGCACCAACCTGGTCGTGTCCCTGGTCGGTCCGTCCGGCAGCGACAAGTCCACGGCGTTCGCCCTGGCGCAGCGGATGATGAACGCCGAGTGGCCGTCCTCGGTGCCGGTCATCGCCAACCCCGGCAGCGGTGAAGCGTTCGCGGCGAACCTCACCCGGCCGGATCCCGACTGGCAGGGGCCGGCACGCCAGTGCCCCAAGGTCCTGCGCGAGGACCCCCGGGTCCTGTTCTACGTGTCCGAGGGTGCGCTGCTGGGCAGCGTCGCCGGTCGCCTGGGGTCCACCTGGCTACCCCACCTGCGCGCGCTGGCCGTCGACGAAAGCCTGTCCACGTCCAACGCCACCGCCGAGATCAACCGGCAGGTGCCGGCGCAGCGGTACCGGGCCGCGGTGGTCGTCGGTTACCAGGTCACCACGGCCACCACCGTTCTGCACGACACCGGCACCGGTACCGCGCAGCGGTTCCTCTGGTTCACCAGTCTGTCGTCAGAGGATGTCGCCCCCGGCCACGTCGACGCCCCGTACGTACCGATGGCGGTGCCGAACCTCACCCGGCTCGGCCAGGGGGTCGACGATCTCCAAGAGGCGGTGCACCTGCTCACGGTCACCCGGTCCATCACCGACCGGATCATCACCGAGCAGCGCCACGAGCGGCTCACCCGCGACATCACGGCCACCGACGACCACGACGCGCACCGGCACATGCTCGTGGCCAAGCTCGCCGCGTTGGCCGTCCTCGCCGACGGGCGGGTCATGATCGACGAGAGCGACTGGCTGTGGGCCGAGGCGCTCTACGGCGCGTCCGCGGCCACCCGTGATGAGCTGCTCGACATCGCTGACGACGCGGCCCGCACCGACCGGGTGAGCATCGGTCGCCGGCTGGCCGACACGGACCGGGCCCGCAAGACCTACGACGGCGATGAGGTGCGGGTGGCGCAGACGATTCTCAACCGGGTGACCAAGCTCGGGGGGTCAGCGACCAAACGATCGATCACCCAAGCGGTGGCCGGTCGGGACCGATCACTCATCCCGGGTGCCCTGGAGCAGTTGGTCAGCAGCGGTTATCTGGTGCGACAAACGAATGGTCGTTTCACTCAGCGTTACAACTGACGAGGCATTTGTTTAACTGAGACCCGGTGTTGGACACTGTTGGACGTGTTGGACACCGGGTCTCTTTTTTTCGCCCACTACCTGACAAATCGGACATTCATTCATTTATTTAAGTGATGTTGTATGCCCAGGTCAATCGATTTATATAACCACTTTACTATATATTAGCTGGTAGAGGCGTTTGTGCGGAGAGTAGTCATCGTCACTCAGAGTACAAATGAATTTGCAAAAGGGCGAGCGGGTGTCCAACACGTCCAACAGTGTCCAACACGTCTGTTGGATAGATGAATGAGTTGTTGTGGCTACGGAGAGTACAGACGCTGACTGGGTGTATCGGTGGGTTGGAGACGGGCTCGATGGGAGTCGGTGAGATCGGCTAGCGTGGGCGTCGACTGGCCTCGGTCCGGACAGCCAGGGTCGAGAACCGGGGGTAGCCGCACTGGGCTGGTCGGGTGCGACATGTTGGCGATGTCCCCGGTCGCCGAGGCCGGTTGTCAATGAGTGTCAATGAGTGTTAGTGTGTGCCGCATGAGCAACGCCACGCCGACCTACCAGCTGACCGATCGGCTCACCCGGCAAGAGGCCGCCGCGGTACTCGGCATCAGCGTCAGCATGCTGGCTCAGTACCGACGCGACGAGAAGATCGTCTCCGAGAAGAACGCCATCACCGGCGCCGTCCGGTTCGTCTACGCCGACGTCCTGGTGCTCAAGGCAGCACGCGAGGAGAACGGCGCCCGAGTCACCGGCACACACACCCACCGGCAGCTCCCCCGGTCGCCGCGCATGATCGCGCAGTCCCGACGATGAGCGATCTCGGACAGGGCCTGGTCGTCCTCGCGGTACTGGCATCGATCTTCGTGCTGGCGTTCTTCCTCGGCGGCATGCGATGCGCACAGCGCCGGGTTGACTGCCTGTTGGCCAAGGAGACCCGCATCCGGACGCCACCCGCCGACGATGCCGCACCCGTGACCCCCGCTGTCTACCGCGCTGGCTGGCGAGTGCAGGGGCTCTCGGCTGAGGACGCGTTCGCGGGTGCTCGACGCTTCAGCGAGCATCTCAGGGCCGATCCGGTGCACGAGCTGGCCGAGATGTCGCCGTCGATGCCCACCGACATGTGCGGCGATGGCTACCCGAACCGCGCACCGGCACGGACGGTGCGGAGCGCCCGTACACACCTCACTGGGCAACGTCGCCTGTCTCCGCGCACCCGGCCACAACGGCGGTTGCCAGTGACCGGACCACGCACCCCGCGTGTCGCCACCCGGCGCGGCCTGTTCCGCACCGTTGTCGGCGCCACCGCCGCACTGACCGCCAAGCAGCCGCTCATCGCCGCGCCAACCCCGGACTGCCCGGAGATGGACTGGGTTCCGATGGGCTACTGGTCCCGCCACCAACACGACGAGAGGTGCACGCATTGACCGACCAAACCACCGACACCCCGACCGACGACACGACGTTCCGGATCACGGTGCCGCCCGGCGAATGGACCGTCGTCGGCACCCGCGAAGATCTTCAGCTCGTGATCGAGGTGCGCCACGCCAACGAGCACCCGGCCGAGTTCGAGGCCGATCTGACCACCGATCCTCCGACGGTCAAGTACGTCATCGGACAGCACCCCGTGCCCGCGGACGGGTACCGCATGCGCGCCGTGCCGATCGAGCAGTACACCGCCGCCGAGCCGGCCGATGCCGTCCTGCGCCCGGTGCCGTCGCGGCCCGAGCAGACCGCCGAGGACCTGCTCACCAACCACCCGGCCGTGATCGAGCAGAACGACGCCCGTGAGCGGGAGGCGCTGGCCGTCCAGGTCGCGTTTGCCAACGGGTGGGTCACCAACGGCACGAAGGACACGACCGTGCGCCTGACCGACATCGGTCGCCGGCACGTTGAGCGCCTGATGGGTCTGCCCGAAGACGCGCTGGAGTAGTCCCCGGCACCAGGAGCCCCGTGTCTGTGTCCCGGATGCGGGGCTCACTGCTGTCCGGATCGGACGCCGGATTAATCCCCTCTGTTGATCTCGTGTGTACCGAGCGTGGCATGGCAGCCAGCCTGTGTCGATGAGTGTCAGCCTGTGTCAAGGCTCTGACGTGCAATAAGTGTCAGCTTGTGTCAACATGCGCCGGGTCATTTGTATTCGCTGGTCAAGGCCGGTTAGACTCGGCACCGGATAGACCAATGGCCTAGTCGAGTGGAGGTGTTTCGTAGTGACCGATGGGCCAGTGCGGCCGCCTCCTCCGGACGGCAATGATTACGCTCGGGATGGGTTCGGCAAGTTCATCGAGAAGCCGGACACTCAGCACCGTGATGCCGAAGCGTTCCGGTTGCGGGCCCGCGGCGCGACATTCGCGGAGATCGCCATCGCGCTCGGATACTACAACAAGGGTGCCGTGGCCAACGCGCTCAAGAAGCACCTTGCCACGATCGTGCCTCCCGCCGTCGAGGAGTACCGCGCGATCATGGACGCTCAGCTCGACGAACTGTACCGGCGCGGCTTGGCCGTCATGGACACCGAGCACTTCACCGTGAGCAACGGACAGCTGATCTACCACCCCGAGGATGACGAGTTCGGCGACGGTCCGCGCAAGCCGCTGATGGACGATGCACCAGTGCTCTCGGCCATGGACCGATTGCTCAAGATCCAGCATCGCCGGGCCGCGCTCTGGGGCCTGGACGCGCCGTCGACCCAACGCATCCAGGTGCAGAACGTCCGTGTCACCGTGGATGGAGCCGACGATGTCTGACCGCGCACAGCAGAGAACCCCGCACCGGGGAAGTGGCACGGGGTTCGGCGGGGTGGGTGGGTCAGCCCTTGCGGTGCAGCGCCTCGCGCAGTACCGACCGCTCGGTTTCGTTCAGGTCTTCGTTGCGGTCCAGGTTGGCCTGGATCTGCTGCGGCGTCATCTGATCAGCCACCCGCTCGACGGTTTCGATGTACTCGTTGTCAACCATGCGGGAAGTGTACCAACGAGTGTCAACGAGTGTCAATGGTCTAGGCAGCAGAGAACCCCGCACCGTTTCTTCGATGCGAGGTTCAGCTGGTGTCGATCATGCGATGCGTGTAAGCGCTTCTGCTGCGGTCAGCGACTCGCTGGATCCGTCCAGCCAGACGATCGGCTCAGCCGAGTTGAAGATGTTGACCTGCACCATGTGTCCGTTGATCACACGTTTTGCTTTGCGCCACGCCTGGCATGCGGGGCCTGCGGTGGCGAAGTTGGTCTTTGCCGTCTCGATCGTTGCGTTGAGTGCTTCGCTGCTCGTCATACCGATAGTGTAGCAACGAGTGTCAATGAGTGTCAATACGTTGGGGCGGCAGCATGAGCAGCGCCGTCGAACTACGCCACCGCTACCGCGGCCGCGGTGCCGCACTCAAGCTCATGTCCTGCCGCGATGACGAGATCCTGCTGTCCGGACCGGCCGGCACCGGGAAGTCGCGAGCCTGCCTGGAGAAGCTCCAACTCGCCGCACTCAAGTACCCCGGGATGACCGGCCTGGTCGTTCGGCAGGTGCGCGACACCCTTGCCGGCACGGCACTGCGCACCTGGGACAAGTTCGTCATCAAGGAACAGCTGCTTGCCGGCAGCATCGTCTACCGAGGCAGCAGCGGCCGCGAGCCCGCGCGTTACGAGTTCAGCAACGGCAGCCAGGTGTGGATCGCCGGACTCGACAAGCCGAGCAAGATCATGTCCACCGAGTTCGACATGGTCTATATCCAGGAGGCCACCGAAGTCGACGAAGACGGCTGGCAGGCGTTGACCACTCGACTCGGGCGCACCAGCACCATGCCCTACAACCAGCTGATCGCCGACTGCAACCCCGACTCGCCGACCCATTGGCTCAAGCTTCGCGCCGACGCCGGCACCACCACGATGTTGGAGTCCCGCCACGAGGACAACCCGACCATGTGGGACGCCGCCGCGGGCGAGTGGACGGTCAAGGGGCTGGACTACATCCGGCGCCTGGACCGGCTCACCGGTGTCCAGCTGCTGCGTCTGCGGCATGGCAAGTGGGCCGCCGCTGAGGGCATCTGCTGGCCCGGGTTCGACACCGCGCGCCACATCGTCGACCCCTTCCCGATCCCCCAGGACTGGCCGCGCATCTGGACCGTCGACTTCGGCATGGTCCACCCGTTCGTCTGGCAGGCGTGGGCCATCGCCCCCGACGGCGAGATGTACCGCTACCGCGAGATCCACATGACCGGCCGGCTCGTGGAGGACCACGCCCGGCAGATCATGGGCATCGTGCGGCCCGGCGCGCAGTGGGACGACCAGGAGCGGCGGTGGCACGGCGGCACCTGGATCGAACCCAAGCCGCAGAAGATCATCTGCGACCACGATGCCGAGGACCGAGCCACCCTGACCCGCTACCTGTGCATGCCGACCACGCCGGCCGACAAGCGGGTGAAGCTCGGCATCGAGGCCGTCGAGCGGCGGTGGCGCGACAACCGCCTGTTCCTGGTGCGCTCCGGCGACGTCGTGCTCCGCCAAGTGCTGCCCGGCAACCGGGACCACACGACCCGCTACGGCCTGATCGAGCGTGACCCCGTGCTGGTCTCGGCGCGCAAACCGACGTGCACCGAGGAAGAGATCGGCGGCTACGTCTGGGACGACAACAAGGAGGCGCCGGTCAAGGACAACGACGACGGCGCTGACACGACCCGCTACGGCGTGGCACACTTCGACCTCAAAGCACAGTTGACCAACGCACGTAGAGAGGTGTGGGTGTGACCGAACAACGACTGTCCGTCGGCCTGATAGTCCACTATCGACTGTCCGATGAGGACCTCCGCAAGCTATCGGCCCGTTCGTTGATCGCGGGCAATCAGCCGCACGTCGGCGATGTCTACCCCGCTGTCATCCTGCGCGTCAACGGTGAGCTGTCCGTCAACCTGCGTGTGCTGCTCGACGGCCCGGACGACGTCTGGCTGACCAGCCGGAACTACTCCGTCGAGACCAACGGCTGTTGGTTCTGGCCGCCGAAGGTAGGTGCCTGATGGCACGTTCGCCGCTCGTTGACCGCCGTGGCCGTGCTGCCTACGCGGCATATTGCGCGTGCTTCGATGGGCGCAGCGCGGTGTCCGGCGATCCGCTACCGGACTGGGATGGTCAGCGCCCGGCCATCCGCGAGGCGTGGCGTGCGGCAGCGGACGCGGCGGTAATGATCACGGAGGTGTATCCGGCTGCGCCATCCGAGATTACGTACTGTGCGGATGACGACTGCGATGGACATGGAGCGGATGACTGACCATGGGTGAGCCGGAACCGATGCTGTTCACGCTGACGCCGAGTTCGACGGTGCACATGTCCGGCGACGCCGAGTACATCATTCGCGTTCACGGTCGGCCCGGCATCATCGACTCCGTGCTGTTGTCGTCCCAGGGTCAGGCGAACTTGGCGCGTGCACGAGCAGAGAAAGGTTGATCATGGTTGCCGTGACATCCGGAACGACGTCGATCATCGAACTCGGCGCCACCCAGCTCGGCGCGATGATGGCGCGACGGCGAGCCCGGCGCGAAGGACGCGGCGGCATCTTCCACTTCGTCGGCGAGGTGCTCGGCACCGTGCTCGCACTGGCCTGTCTGGTCGTCTCCGCGTTCGTCGTGGGGTTCGCCGTCGGCATGGCCGCCGCGGGGGTGGCGCTGCTGCTGCTCGATTTCAAGGTCGCCGTGGTCCGCCGTGCCCGTGCCGCCGCATCTCCGCAGCGGGGTGGCCGATGACCAGCCCCCGGGCGCAGCGGCAAGGCATCTATGACAACCACGCGGACACGATCGCCGACGCATCGTTCCGGGCGGCCATGACCCGGCGCCGGTACCGCGTGCGCAAGGACGTCGCCAACCGGGCTCTGGCACCTTCAGGAAACGCAGCTGCCGATCGGTGCCAATCTGCGGATGGAGGACTGACACATGAGCCTGCTCGGTGATCTCGTGGGATTGCTCGATCCCGCGCGGGCAACGGTCGTCGAGGCCACCCCGCCCGTGCCCTACACGGCGTCCTACGACGACCGTGTGGTCACGATGTGGGGTCGCGGTGCCGAGCCCACCGAGCGCCACCTTGACCTCACCACCACCGAGTCGACGCTGCTGTCCGTCATCGACCTGGTGTCCGGCGACACCGCGGCCGTCGGTTGGAACCTCTACCGCGGCGACGCCACCGGTGAACTGGATCCACCCGACAGCGCACCCGCGCTCAACAAGCGCCAGCATCTCGCCGTCAAGCTGTGGCACCAGCCCAACGCGTTCATGACCGGCATGCACTACCGGTCTGTGCTCGCCTGGCACTTCGAGGCCGTCGGCGAATCGTGGGCCGTGTGCCAGTACGCCGCGCCCGGCATGCCCGGATCCTTCTGGCCGGTCCGTCCCGACCGGATGCAGCCGAAGGTCAGCAAGGACAAGTTCCTTGTGGGCTACGTCTACACCGGACCGTCCGGCGAGCGCATCCCGCTGGAGCTGAATGAGGTGCTCCGGATCACCCGTCCACACCCCCTGGACCCGCACCGCGGCATCGGACCGGTGCCTGCGCTCATGCTGCCGCTGACCACCAGCCTCACCAGCCAGCGTTGGATTCAGGCGTTCTTCGACAACGACGCCACCCCCGGTGGGATGATCCAGCTCAACAAGGATGAGATCCTCGGCGACGACGACTGGAATACGCTGCGCCGACGGTGGAATGAACAGCACCGCGGGGTCAACCGCGCGCACCGCGTCGGCATCCTCGAGGTCGGCGAGTTCAAGCCCACCGTCGTCGACCTTCAGAAGCTCCAGGTCACCGAGATGCGTCACCTCACCCGCGACCAGGTGCTTGAGGCATATCGCATCCACAAGCACATGATCGGCGCGTCCGACGACGTCAACCGCGCCAACGCGGTGGCCGCCGATGACAGCTACGCCCGGCGCATCCTGCACCGTCGCGTCCGCTACTGGTACGACTACGCCAATGGGCCCTACCTCAACTGCTTCGGCAAGGTCGGACAGGGCGTCTACTGGTGCCCCGAGAACGTCATCCCCGAGGATGAGGAAGCCGAGAACGCCGAGCGCGACAGCAAGGCGAACGCGGCCAAGACGCTGACCGAGGCCGGGTTCAGCCGCGCCGAGATCGCCAAGTACCTCGATCTGCCGTTCGAGGACACCGAGCAGGCCAGTCCGCTGCTGCTGTCCAACATCGCGCAGAAGATCTATCTGGCCGTCGGTGAACTCGGCAAGCCCAACGCCGTACTGTCCACGGTGGAGGCACGAAGGATCATGGCCGCCGCGGGCGCCGATCTCGACAGCTGGACCCCGCCGATCATCATCGAGCAGGACCCTGAACCGCCACCGCCGCAACTGCCGCCCGGCACGCTGCCTCCCCTACTACCGCCTGCTGGAGGCGACGATGCAGAAGACGACCAAGCGTAGGTCGGGGCCGCGCCCGAACCTGCTGAAGCAGATGCACCGCGCCCGGATGCAGGCAGCGGCCGAAGGACGGCCGACCCCGGTCGCGTTCTTCTGGGACGACCCCGAGCTGCTGACCGTCGACAGCGGCGAGAAGTTCGAGATCCATTTCAACGACATGATCGACGACTGGTTCGGCATCTCCGCGGCGATGATCGTCGAAGCGCTGATCGCCGCCGACGGACGCGACGTGCTGGTGCACCTCAACTCCCCCGGCGGCATGGTCACCGAAGGGCTGTCGATCCACAGCCAGTTCAAGCAGTACGCCGGCAACGTCACCATGCGCGTCGAGGGCATGGCCGCGTCCGCCGCGTCCTTCGTCATGCTGGCCGCCGACGAGGTGCTCATCGAGCCCAACGCGCTGGTCATGATCCACGACGCCCGTGACTTCACCAGCGGCCCGGCCAGCGAGCATCGCAAGACCGCGGACCTGCTCGACAAGATCTCCAACTCGGCGGCGTCGATGTACGCGGCCAAGTCCGGTGGCGACACCGACGCTGCGTACTGGCGCGCGCTCATGCTGGAGGAGACCTGGTACGTCGGGCAGGAGGCCGTTGACGCCGGCCTGGTCGACGCGCTCACCGAGGACCGGGCCGCTGCCGACGACGCGAGCACGGACACCGCGGTCGCGCACATCGACTGGCGTGGCGTCTTCGACCTCGCACCCCGCCGACCCGTCGACCTCGATGCGCCACCGCCCGTGCTGCCGCCCGGGCTCGAACACGTCGACCTCGCGGCCGTGGCCACGGCCGCCGCACAGCACCGCGCGGCACCACCCCAACCCACCGGTCCGGCGAACACCGCGGCGGATCGTCAAGCGACGCATCGACACGCGTCGTTCATCCAAGGACTGAAGGGACTCCGGCCATGACCACAACCGCCGCGCCACCCACCACCCCCAGTGAGTGGGCCGACTACATCCAAGGGTTCGACACACCGGCGGCAATGGAGGCTGCGTTCGCCGACGGCTCGTTCCAGGAGACGCTGACCGCCTACGGCAACGCCGGCCGTGAGTCGGCCAACAAGACCATGGCCGATCTCGGCAAGCAGGTCGACGAGCAGGTCCAGCTGGCCATGCACGCGATGTTGGAGAGCGGCGGCCTGGAGTCGGGCACTCCGCGCCAGCGTCTCGACCTCGCCGCGCGGGCCCGCCGTGAGCACGCCGAGAACCTGGCAATCCACAACCCCGCGGCCATCGGCGCCGAACTCAACGGCCAGTTCACCTCGATCGGCGAGGCATTCCAGGCCGGCATCACCGGCGGCCGGTTCCTGCCGACTACCGACGAGAACAGCGCCAAGGTCCACAACCTGCGCAGCTACTCGGAGAAGGTGCCGTCTGAGGGCGGCATCCTGGTGCCGGAGGAGTGGCGCTCCGACATCATGACCCGGTCGCTCGAAGCCGCGATCATGCGGCCGCTGGCCACTGTCATCCCGATGCCGACCGGCCGGCTGAAGTACCCCGCCAACGACATGACCACCGAGGTCGGCGAGGTCTTCGGCGGCATGGTGTTCGCGTGGCTCGATGAGGGCGGCACGATCCCGCTGTCTGACGCGGCGTTTGCGGCCATCACGCTGGAGGCGAACAAGCTCGGCGGCGGTGCGCTGGTGCCCAACGAGCTGCTGCGCGACTCGACGGCGTTCGCGGTGTGGCTGCGCAACAGCCTGCCGATGGGAATCGGTCATTTCGAGGACCTCGGTTACATCAAGGGCAACGGCGTCAAGAAGCCACTGGGCATCGCGCACCGCGACAACCCGGCACTGATCGTCGCCGCCAAGGAAGTCGGGCAGCCCGCGGGCACGATCACGTGGCGCAACGTGCTGTCGATGTTCTCGCGCCTGCTGCCCGAGGACTACGACAGCTCCATCTGGCTGGCGTCGCCGGACTGCATCCCGGAGATCTACA